CCGTGAAGAAGAACGACCCTGAGTCGAAGACCGTCGACGTTGAGGTCGTGGACGCGGAGTTCACTGACAAGAAGGTGTTGCCAGAGTGAGCGACATCCTTGCCCTAAAGCAACTCCAGAAATGGCGAGAGGACCCGGCGCAGATGATTCGGGACCTCTTCGATGTCGAGCTCGACGACTGGCAAAAAGACGTCTGCGACGCTTTCCCAAAGCATCAACGCATCGCCATGCAGGCGTGCAAAGGTCCTGGGAAGACCGCTGTGATGGCGATGTTGGTGTGGAACTTCCTCCTTACCCGTCCACACCCAAAGGTCATCTGCACCTCGATCACCGCGGACAACCTCGCGGACGGCCTGTGGGCGGAGCTTGCGAAGTGGCAGAAGAAGTCGCCGCTTCTCTCCGAGGCTTTTGAGTGGCAGAAGCAGCGGATCTTCCTCAAGGAGCACCCTGAGACGTGGTTCGCCTCGGCCCGCACGTGGCCGAAGGACGGAAACGCCGAGCAGCAGGCGAACACCCTGGCCGGTGTCCACGCCGACTACGTGCTTTTCGTGCTCGACGAGGTGGGTGGGATTCCCGACGCTGTGATGGTGGCCGCCGAAGCGGCCCTGGCATCCGGTATCGAGACGAAGATCATGATGGCGGGGAACCCAACCCACAGGTCGGGCCCGCTCTACCGCGCCGCCACTACCGAGCGTCACCTTTGGTACATCAAGGAGATCACCGGGGACCCCGACGACCCGAAGCGCGCCAAACGCATCGACCCGAACTGGGCCCGGGCGCAGATTGAGAAGTACGGCGCCGATAACCCTTGGGTCCTCGTCAACGTCTTCGGGAAGTTCCCTCCTTCCGCCGAAAACACCCTCGTCTCCCCCCAAGACGTGGAGGTGGCGCAACGGAGAAACCCGCCTCCCGACTCCTACGCGGATGCGCCCATCGTCCTTGGTGTCGACGTGGCGCGGTTCGGAATGGATCGGACTGTGTTTACGGTGCGTGAAGGTCCAATCTGCTACCAGCAGGAGGTCCGTCGGGGCTGGGACACGATGCAGACCGTGGGGTACACGGTGTATCTCATCAACAAGCATCGTCCTGACGCGGTGTTCGTGGACGAGGTGGGGGTGGGCGCTGCCGTCGTGGACCGGCTGCGCGAGCTTGGGTACCCGGTCATCGGTGTGAATGCGTCCCATGCTTCGCCAGACGAGAGGTACTACAACCTCCGCGCGTACATGTGGGCGAAGATGGCAGAATGGGTGAAGACCATCGGGTGCCTCCCGACAGAGTCCCGAGACCTAGCGCGCGAACTTACCTCGGTGCCCTACGAGTTCGCGTCCAACGGGAAGATGAAAATCAAAAGCAAGGAGGAGTTGAAAAAGGATGGGGTTCCTTCTCCCGACCTTGCCGACTCGCTGGCTCTTACGTTTGCGTACCCTGTGGCGCCTAAAGTGAGGTGGAGGAACGACGCTGAGTTGACACAGCGCGTGTTCACCGAATACAATCCGTTTCCAGAGGTGTGACGCATGGGAAGCGATAACTCGGATCTCGACGCCCTGCGTAGGGAGAACGAAAGGCTTCGGGCGCAGCTTGAACGCGGCCGCGAGCTTCCCCAGGACATGCTCCGGCGCCTCCTCTCGGCCGAACGGGCGCGTATGGCGATGGGTCGTACTCGCAAGAGTACGTTCACCGCCCCGGGGATCAGCTCAATGGAGTCCATGTTGCGGGAGTATTGATGGCGACGCCGAATCTCACCCCCAGACAGCGCTACCTGTCGCGGTACAAGAGCCTGCGTCTTGAGCGCTCGTCCTTTGAGCCGGTTTGGCAAAGTATCGCCAATCACATCCTCCCGTATCGCCTCCGTTTCCACAGTACGGAGACGAACAAGGCCCACCGCCACAACCCGAACCTAATCAATGGCTCCGCCATCCATGCCCTGAATATCACCACGGCGGGGATCATGGAGGGCGCTTCTTCTCCTGCGCGACCCTGGTTTCGGCTTGGGCCGGTGGACCCTGGTCTTCTCACGTACCGACCGGCGCAGAAGTACTTCAGCGATTGTGAAGAGATCATGCGGGAGTACCTCGGTCGGTCGAACTGGTACAACGCTGCCCATTCGGCCTACCGCGAGCTTTGTGCATTTGGCACTTCCTGCATGTACATGGAGGAGGACATGCAGGATGGGCTCCGGGCCTACTCGTTCCCTCTCGGTAGGTACTGCTTGGCCCTCGACGCGACCCTCCGAGTAGATACGGTCTACCGTGAAACCTCGATGACGGTGTGGCAGCTCGTCCAGGCGTTCGGCCTCGACCGGGTGAGCCACCAGGTGAAGAGGCTCTACCAGAGCGGCCGGTACGATGAGCGAGTCGACGTGCTTCACATCATCGAGCCAAACGAGCTGTACCACCCCGGCCGCCTAGGGCCGGAGGGTTTCCCGTACCGTTCGGTGTGGCTGGAGCTTAAGTGTGACGACGACCAGCCGCCGCTTCGAGTGAGTGGGTACTACGAGTTCCCGGTGCTCGCGCCCCGGTGGGACGTTCTTGGCGAGGACAGCTACGGCATCGGTCCGGGCTGGGTGGCGCTCGGTGACGCCAAGGCGCTCCAGCAGTACGAGCGGCGGAAGGCGATGCTAATCGACAAGCTCACGGTCCCTCCCACGGCGTGGCCGTCGAGTGCGATGAACCGCCCGATCTCGATGCTCCCCAACGGCATCACCTTCATCGATTCCTACAGCGCCGGGCAGAGGGCGTACCCCATCCACGAGATCCCGCCCCAGGGCATCGTGGCGGTGAGTGAGTCGATTCAGGAGCACATGAACCGAATTGCCGACGCGCTCTACGCTCGGCTCTGGCTTACCATCATCACCTCGAACGACACTACCGAGCGCACGGCGAAGGAGATCGCCGCCCGCGAGGAGGAGAAGCTCCTCCAGCTCGGGCCGATGATCACCCGGCTCCATAACGAGTTCCTAAAGCCTGCGGTGCTCAACACCTACTTCATCCTCAACCGCATCGGCGCTCTTCCCAGGCCGCCACGGGAGCTTGAGGGGATGGAAATGAAGGTGGACTTCATCTCCACCCTTACCCAAGCGCAGAAGCTCATCGGTGCTATCTCCATCGAGCGAGGACTCGCGTTCGTCGGCCAGATCCAGCCGGTGATTCCTGATATCGTGGACAACGTGGACGGCGACGCCGCTCTGCGTAGGTACTTCGACGCGGTGGGTGTACCGCCCGACATGCTCAAGCCTGAGGAGCAGGTCGTCCAGGAGCGGCAGATCCGGGCCGAGCAGCAGCTCCAGATGCAGCAGACGGCCCTTGCCGTCGAGCAGGCAAAGGCGGGGAAGATGCTCGCCGAGTCAGACCTTAGCGGTAACAACGCGCTCACGCAGCTCTTCCAAGCGCTGCGAGGCGCTGGGGTGACCTAAGTGGACGAGAAGCGGTATCGGCGGGAGTTTCTTCGACAGGTCCCCAAGTCTCTCCAAGATGACCTCCGATACGTGATGTCCACCCCACATGGTCGGAAGTTCATGTATCGGCTCATCTACGAGAGAATTGGAAACTTCGGCTGTGGCCTTCTTGACCAGTCATACACCGGCCACGCAAACGATACGGCGTTCAACGAGGGGCGCAGACTCGTTGGCCGTGAACTTCACGTTCTGCTACAGATGGTGACACCGAACGAGTATACTGCTATGATGGCGGAAATGCTCCAGGAAGCCTTGGAGCGACGAGGAGTGGAATACGATGAGTAATCAGGAAGCGGCCACCAATCCTGTCGTGGAGGGTATGTCCCCTTCGCAGGACCAGGAGTCGCTGGCGCCGTCCCAACCCCAGGCGCAGAGCACCGACAATCCGCCGGAAATTCTCGGCGGTGGCGGTGAAACTAAGCCGGACGACAAGCCGGCCGACACTGTCGGCGACACCACGTCGGACACCCAGGAGGAACTCAAAATCGAGTTCCCTGAGGGTGCAAACCCGGAGTTGGTCGCAGCCTTCAAGAACGTCGCCAAGGAGATCGCCCTCGACAGCGCAAAGGCGCAGAAGATCGTGGACGCATATCTCCAGGCGGAGAAGAAGGTTGCAGACGCGCTCCAGGCCGAGTGGTTGGAGACGCACAGAAGGTGGGAGAAGGAGATCCGTGAGGACCCGGAGTTCGGCGGGCCGAGGTTCGAGCGTAACGTGAACCTCGCCAACCGAGCGTTGGAGCAGTTCGGTGGGCAGGAGCTCATTGATTTCCTTCGGGAGGCTCGGCTCACCAACTGTCCTCCCCTGGTTCGTGCGTTTATGAGGATCGGGCAGGCGCTCGCGCCTGACAGCATCGCCGGGTCGCACGGGGCTCCGAACTCTCCCGAGGCATCCAAGGATCCGTTCGACGCATGGTTGGAAAAGACCATGCCGAACAACACTTTGAAGGAGGGACCATTCTAAATGGCTACGCTGAATACCAGGGGGATGCTCACGCTCTCCGACCACGCCAAGCTCAAGGCGCCGGATGGGAGCATCGTCCCCTACGTGGTGGATCTGATGGCGAAGAAGTCCCCGGCGATCCGGGACGCGGTCTGGCGTGAGGGCAACCTCACCAACGGACACCGCATCGTGGCGCGCACGGGGCTGCCCTCGGCCGAGTTCCGTCGGTACAACGAGGGTTTCACCATGTCGAAGGGTCGCTACGACCAGTTCGACGAGACGTGCGGGATGCTCGCCGCCCGCACGGCGGTGGACAAGGACCTCGCTGAGCTGGATGGTGTCAACGAGGCGCTCCGACGTGAGTCGGAGGGCGTCGTTCAGGCGTTCACCCAGGGCTGCGAGGTGGCGCTGTGGTACGAGACCACGGCGACCGGGGCCCACAAGTTCACCGGCCTCACTCCTCGTTTCAACGACCTGAACTCGGAGGTGGCGAGCCAGATCATCCTCCACACCCAGACGCCCAGTGGGAACAACAACACGAGTCTCTGGTTCATCGTGTGGGGGGACCGCACGGTCTACGGGATCTACCCGAAGGGCTCGCAGGCCGGAATCGTCGCCGACAACCGCGGGCTCATCGACGTCCCCGACCAGCACGGTAAGCCGATTCCGAGCTACGTCATTGACTGGCGGTGGAAGCTGGGCTTTGCGGTCGAGGACTACCGCTACATCGTGCGGGTTGCGAACATCGACCTCTCCACTCTCTCAGGGGAGGACGATACCCTGATCCCCGCCATGATCCGTGGCTATGCTCGTTTGCAGGATACGACCTCTGGGCGCCCCGTGATCTACTGCAACCGAGAGGTGTGGACGTATCTGTGGCTTCAGGCCAGGAACTANGCCAAGGCGCAGATTACGGTGGGTGAGGAGGAGGGTCGTCCGAAGATGCGGTTCATGGGCATCCCCATCGAAATCTCGGATGGTCTTTCCGCCACCGAGGCGCCTCTTGTCTAAAGGAGAAAGCCATGTTGATGGATGCCGAGAACATGTTCTCCACCGGGCAGGCAATCACCGGGACGACCAAGTCTACCAACGTCATCAAGTTCGTGAAGCCGGGCGAGTTCCGCATCGGTGACCGGACGGTGACGTCGAGCAAACCCATCCCGGCTCACTACCGGGACCTGGGACGCGGAGAGAAGATCCAGCTCCACATTCAGGTGGTCGAGGACTTCGTNGGCGGNACNTCNGTCCAGGTGCAGCTCATCACGGCCGACAACGAGGACCTGACCTCCAATCCTGTGACGCTGGCCACCACGCCTGCGATCCCGGTGGCACAGCTCAAGGCAGGCTACACGTTCCCAATCGAGTCGATCCCCATCGGCGCCACCAAGCAGTTCCTCGGGCTGAACTACGTGGTGTCCGGCACTCCCACCCAGGGTAAGATCGACGCTGGTATCGTCGCCTCCCGTCAGACGAGCCTGTGATGACCTGGGCCGCCCTCGCTTCCGGGGGCGGCCCGCTTTGGAGGATGCATGAGAAAGCGGTACAGAATTGGTCGCGTTCCCCACTTCGGTCCCTCGGGTTACCTGCTCCGCG